TAGTTTTGCGATCTATCCATGTTTCTTTTGCCACTCCAGGAGTCAGATATGTCTCACTAAATTGGAATGGAGCACCTTGAGTTTGAATTGTGTAATTCATACCAGGAGCAGGAGTTCCTGGTATATTGATGTTGGTGCCAGTGACTGTATAAGATGTTCCAGTAGTGTATTCTATTTGTCTGATAGTCTCAATAACTTCAGTACGTGTTTTAGTCTCAGATGTAATGGTCCCACTGGTGAAGTTGGGAGTTACTGGTCCAGCGTATGAAGGACTTATAACTCCCAGAACTGCAAGCAGTCCGAGAGTTATGTGTCTCACTTAAATACGCTCAATTCAACGCTACGTTGTGCTGTTCCAGTTGTTCCTGAACCACCAGCAGTGATTGTTGGAACACCAGTTCCGCTTAAAGTACCAGCAAGAGAACCTTTATCTCCACCTAACTGAGTAGTAGAGTTGCTATAAAGGTTGGGAGAAGCAATTGTTCCAGAAGCTGCCGACTGAGAGGTAACATCAACATCTGCAGTAATTGATGTTTCAGAGAAACTAAATGCTTGTCCGTTTGTATTGATGGCATAAGAACCTGCTCCACCAACTCCTCCAAGAGTTGTTACATTAATATTGGTGCCTGAAACTGCATATGAGGCACCAACTCTTTCTGATTGTACCGCAGCACCCTGAACATTTAATTGAATTGAGTCAGTGATTTTTGATGTTATTTCACCAGCAAAGGTAGGAGTAGTAAAGAATAACGAAAAGGCTAAAAGAAGTCTTTTCATTTTTTCTATTTTGTAGGTATATAAGTATTTATGAAATAATTTGGTATAATATAAATATTTCGCATTTAATTTGTAAAAAAATGACTGAACAACAAGAACATCTTGCAAATCTTTTAAAGCAACAGCAAGATTTGACTAAAGAACTTGAAAATCTTCAAGCACAAATTGCAGGAAAAAAAGAACTTTTTTGGAAAGTCCAGGGTGCAATTGAGTATTTGACTCAAATTGGTGTAGTACTTTCCGAACCAGAACCAGTTGAAGAACTTTCTGAGGTTGCTTGACAAATCCTAAATATTAACTTAATATGAAAAATCCCACATCAGGGATTTCATCATGAGACTGTGATGTGAAATTAGAGCCGTGGAAAGTGCCCTCCGAGAGGTTGGGTGTACCCCCTTTCTATACGGATGTAGAGTTCAATTAAAATTAATGCAAAACATCTTTACTGTAGCCCTGCCCCTTTTGGCATCGGTTACAACCAGTACGGCAACACTGCCATTCGTCAACTACAAGATGCAAGGTCCTCCTCCCCCGTTGGAAGAGACAATTAAATTAAATCTTGTAGATGAAAAGAAGACAGCAATCCGAGAGGTTGCTCCCGAAAAACCAAAAGAGAAAAGGCTAATTTGTAAAGGGTGTTCAGAACATGAACAACTTGCCTTGGATTATTTTCAAGAGCAAGGAATTAAAGACAGAAACGCCCTTGCTACTATCATGGGCAATATTAAGCAAGAATCTATGTTCGTGCCTAATATTTGTGAAGGTGGTAGTAGGACTCAGTACCATCACTGCGGACGTGGTTATGGTCTGATCCAATGGACATCTGCCGATCGTTATTATGGATTGGGTGATTTTGCTAAGAAGTTTGGTGGTTCCCCATCATCTCTTCAAACGCAACTTGGTTATCTAACAACTGAGGTTCAATGGAAACGAATTGAAGATAGGATGAAAACTCCTGGCAAGTCTATCAATCGTTACATGGACTATGCGTATAGTTGGATTGGTTGGGGCATTCATGGTGCTCGCACATCATATGCTCATGAATATGCTTCTCGACTGATCACGGTAGAGGTTTGATTTAGTTAAGGGAGTTTGTACTCCCTTTTCTTACATATATAAACATATCTTATTTTGGAGATGATTATGTCCGTATCACAAGAACTACTGAATGCTGTTGAAGCGTGGAAAGTAGAAGATGAAAAGTTTGTTGCTGGAAACAATGCAGCAGGCACCCGTGCTCGTAAAGCACTTCAGGAAGTCGCTAAACTGGTTAAGACCCGTAGAACCGAGATTACTGAAGAAAAGAACGCCCGTAAGGAAGCAAAGGCTTGACCTAGGGCGCAAAAGACCTTATAATGTGAGGGTTGAGAGATCAACTGCGGCACTCCCCTTCGGTAGGTTCAGGAGTGGCGGCGATAGGAACCTACTTTATGGGTTAGTAGCTCAGATGGATAGAGCAATTCACTTCTAATGAATTGGTCGGGGGTTCGAGTCCCTCCTAACCCGTTGGAGATTTATTCTCCATATATAAAAGTGATAGAGGTTAAGTCCCTGTTACATCCTTATGAGGTGTATCACACTTAATCCATCAAATGTAGGAAGTGCAACACCTCTCGCTGGTTTAGTCTGGATGATGTGAAAGGTGATTCTGTCTGCACATAGAAATCCCTCCTACCACCATTCCCCTATAGCTCAATTGGCAGAGTATTTGACTGTTAATCAAAGTGTTCCTGGTTCGAGTCCAGGTGGGGGAGTTGGAAGGACTGGAAATGTTCGGGTCTTCCATAAGAGTCGGGATCATCATATCCGACTCACTAAATCCTAAGTTTTCTTAGGTCGGGGATTTGATCACCCCCGCGTTGCCCTTGTAGCTCAGTGGTAGAGCAACGGTTTTGTAAACCGTTGGTCGTCTGTTCAAATCAGATCGGGGGCTTGACATAATACTCATTATGTCTTATACTTTATACTTCCGTGTGAAGTGAAGTGCTGGGAGAGAAATCTCCCACATTGCGGAGTTAGTTCAGTGGTAGAACGCTATCCTTCCAAGTTAGATGTCGTCGGTTCGAATCCGATACTCCGCTTCTTAACCAAATCTTAGTTGACATAAGACTCAAGATGCTCTAAGATACTCTCAATCTTAAGATTTGCTTAAGACGCCTAAATAACGAAGATTTACTTTGTTGTAAATCTTTACATTGTCGTTTAGTATTAAAAACAACTTTATGAAAATCAAACAACTGATGCTTGCACCTGTTGCTCTTGGTATGATTGCTCCTGCTGTTGCGAATGCCGCAGATCTTAATATGGTAGCAGTCAATCAATACTCCGCTGAGCAAGCAACAAGCATCACTCAATTCTCTGATGTTCAACCTTCTGATTGGGCATATCAGGCACTCAGCAACCTCGTGGAGCGTTATGGTTGCGTAGCAGGTTATCCCAACGGCACCTATGGTGGTGGTAAGGCTATGACTCGTTTTGAGGCAGCAGCACTTCTGAATGCTTGCCTTGATCGTGTGACTGAAGTTACTGATGAACTCCAACGTCTTTCGAAAGAGTTTGCTGACGAACTTCTTGTCATTCGTGGTCGTGTTGCTAAACTGGAAACTCAGGTTGGTCAACTTCAAGCAACTCAATTCTCCACCACAACCAAACTGAAAGGTGAAGCAACCTTCGTTCTGGGTGGTGTAGAAGGTGCTCGTCTTGCTAACGGAACCAACGTTGGTAACACTGCATTCAACTATGATGTTCGTCTGAACTTTGATACTTCCTTTACTGGTAAGGATTTGCTTCGCACTCGTCTGCGTACTGGCAACTTCTCTAGTCAACCTTTCGGTTCTTCTTCTTCTCTGTTCAAACTTGATAAGGCAGAATCGTATGCAAATGCTGTACAACTTGATCGTCTGTACTACAGTTTCCCTGCCCTTACTAAGGGTGTGACGCTGACTGCTGGTGCTCTGGTTCGTAACACTGAGATGGCATGGATTCCTTCTGCTTATAAGTCCGATATCCTTGACTTCTTCCAAGTTGCTGGTGCTTCTGGTGTTTATAATAAGGCAACTGGTTCTGGTTTTGGTATCCAGTATGCTCAACCTGGAAAGAAGGGTGGTATCGTTGCTGGTGTAAACTATGTTGCTCAGAATGGTTCGGATAGTTCCAAGGGTCAGTTTGATGAAACTGGTGCTCTGAACACTCTGGCACAGATTGGTTATCGTGCTCCTCAGTATGGTATTGCCTTTGGTTACCGTTATGGTACTGAAGGAACCCGTGTTCGTAACTTCAACGCTATTAACGGTGGTTCTGGTTCCCTTGCTGCAGGTCAAACCTCCAACAGTTATGGCATTAATGCTTATTGGCAACCTAAGAAGTCTGGTATCATTCCTTCTATCTCTGGTGCTTATGGTTGGAATGATATTAGTCTGAATGCTCTAGGTAAGACTACTCCTACTGGTGCTACCAACTCCCAGACTTGGTTTGCTGGTCTTCAGTGGGCAGATGTATTTGCTAAGGGTAATGCTGCTGGTTTTGCTATTGGCGCTCCTGGTAACGCTGCTTCTCTTACTGACAGTCAGAAAGCTATTATGTGGGAAGCATTCTATCGTTACAAGGTTAGTGATAACATCAGCGTAACTCCTGCTGTGTTCTATGTGTCCAACAACCAAGGTCTGAAGAATGCTTCTGACAACTATGGTGGTGTGATTCAGACGACCTTTAGGTTCTGATTTAATAATTAACGTGGGGGGAGTTGACAAAACTCCCCTTTTACTTTAAAATATTTAAGAGATTACTACTAATCTCGCCAATTTAAAATATCAGAAAATGAAAATAACACTCTGGTACTGTGAATCTATGCAGCAATGGCGGTGGACTTTATGTGATTCCTCTCGCCCTGTTCGTAGGCAAGAATCTGGTCAACAACCATTTCTTCGTGATGCTATGAATGATATAGCAAATACTGTAGAATTTATGTTAGAATCTAGTTATCCAGATTAATTTTATTGGGCGATTAACTCAGCGGTTAGAGTGTCTGATTTACATTCAGAAAGTCCGCAGTTCGAATCTGCGATTGCCCACTTTATAAATACTTGAAAAAAGTATTGGTGTAATGGAAAAATTATACAAACTCATTAGTGATGTGCAGGCAAATCTTTTTGTCCTTTTTCATAAGACATGGGTTTTTCATTGGAATGTAGTAGGCCCTGACTTTCAACAACTTCATACACTTTTTGGTGAACAATATGAAACTATGTTCGAAGAGATTGATCGTATCAGTGAACACATGCGTTTTATGAATGTTCGTCCAATTGGAACTCTCACAAGAATGGTTGAGGTTGCAACAGTTGGTGAAGGATCTAACACATCCCAAATTGACGAAATGGGACAAAAACAAATTATTCCCGGTAAACCGATTACAAAATCTGATGAGATGATCAAGCGTTTGATGATTGATAATCTCACTTTAATTGAACTACTTACTAGTTTATCTGAAGAAGCAGAAGCACAGAAGCAATATGCGACTGCTAGTATTTCTCAAGATTTGATGGAATCTCATGGTAAATTTGTTTGGATGTTAAGATCATTTACTGAAAAGACTGCTAAACTTTCAATTGAAGATTCTGAACAAACCCCTATTGAAGTTCCTGAAGAACAACTAGTAGATCCATATCAAGTACAACCATTCGTTCAGCAACAATAAATTTTATTAATTGATTTCATAATAAAAATGGAAAACTTACGTATTCGTTGCAAGTCGTGCAACAGAGAGATAGAAGGGCATCCTAGCAAAACAGTGACATGTGGATGCTTTAATATGGCAACTATTCGTGGAGGAGTTATCTCAGCACTTGACTTATCCTCTGTTGTTATGCTAAACTCTATACATACCAAATCAAAATCTGGTGTTTTATCTAATGAAGATCTTGCTTTTCAAGAAGCAAGAAGACAACGTAAGGTAAGACGTTTAGATTTTGAAGTCCGCTGAGGACTTTCATTGGTGAGGTGGCCGAGTGGTTTAAGGCAACTGTCTTGAAAACAGTCGATGTGAAAGCATCCGAAGGTTCGAATCCTTTCCTCACCGTTTAGATAAGTTGCAAATATTGCAAAATTTTAGATTTTTTTAATCTATATTTTTGTATCAACACAAACTTGACATAGTAGAAATACTTACTAGTATAATTAGTAGTATTCAACTTAAAACCCTATGGATCAGCACACCTATGACAACTGGGTGAAGATCAAGGAGACCTTCGAATCTTCTGGTAATACGGGCAATATGTTCTATAAAAGAGCAGTCGAAATTGTGAAAACCAAGAGAGATCCTCTTGCAAAGTTTCTTGGCGATGAAAAATGATGTATGAGCAGGAAGAGTTTATTACACGCACAGAAGTTCAGGAGATGATCGATGCTTCTATACGAAGACACAACCGTAATGCTTCTATCATTAGTATGTGCGTCGGTTGGGTGGTTCTTGCTCTATTTGCTGAGGGACTTTTAAGGTTGATTGGTGTTATTCCACCATTACTTCCATTTCTTAAAATTACTCTAAACTAATCTTTTTATATGGAAAAAGAAAATATGAGTAGCACAATATTTTCAGCAATGATTATTTTTGGTATAATCGGACTATTCATTGTTTGGGCACTCAATCACGCATATCCACAATGATTTTTCATATTGTAGAAGCACTTGCAGATAGTCCAATATGGTTAGGACTTTGTGGAGCAGGTTTGACTATTGCTCCAATTATTGGTATAATGATAATTCACAGATCACCTAAAAAGTAATATTTTTTTCATGAAAATAGCATTAATCACTGGCATTACTGGGCAGGATGGTTCTTATCTTGCTGAATTACTTTTAGGAAAAGGATATGAAGTTCATGGTATTATTAGGAGGTCTTCTCTTATTAATACTTATAGAATTGATCATATTTACAATCACATTAAATTGCATTATGGAGACCTCACAGACTCAACAAATCTTGTAAGGGTGATTAAGCAAGTTCAACCAGATGAGATTTATAATCTAGGTGCTCAGAGTCATGTGAAGGTTTCTTTTGAGATGCCTGAATATACAGGACAAACAGATGCATTGGGGACTCTTCGTATTCTTGAAGCAGTTCGTTTGCTTGGGATGGAGGATAAAGTTCGTATCTATCAAGCATCTACATCTGAGATGTTTGGATTGGTTCAAGAAATACCACAAAAGGAAACAACACCATTTTATCCTCGTTCTCCCTATGGGTGTGCTAAAGTTTATGGGTATTGGATTACTAAAAATTATCGTGAAGCATATGGAATGTATGCTTGCACGGGGATTCTTTTTAATCATGAATCTCCTCGCAGGGGTGAGACATTTGTTACAAGAAAAGTTGTAAGAGCATTATCTAAAATTTCTGTCGGACTTCAAGATTGTTTATATCTTGGTAATTTAAATGCTAAAAGAGATTGGGGACATGCAAAAGATTTTGTGGAAGCAATGTGGTTAATGCTTCAGCAAGATAACCCTGATGATTATGTAATTGCAACAGGGAAACAATACTCAGTTAAAGAATTTGTAAATGCTGCCGGTCCTTATTTTGGTCTTCATATTGAATGGAAAGGTGAAGGATTGGATGAAGTTGGAGTTGAAAAGTTTAGTGGAAAACCAATCATTCGTGTTGATTCTAAATATTTTAGACCGACTGAAGTAGAGACTTTATTAGGTGATGCTACAAAAGCAAAGGAAAAATTAGGTTGGGAACCTAAAATTTCTTTTGAGCAATTAGTCGAGGATATGTGTATTCATGGACAATAATTCTAAAATATTGGTTGCTGGTGCCAACGGAATGGTTGGATCGGCAATTGTTAGAAATCTTGAAAGTAAAGGTTATACTAACATCATCAAAGGAACTCGTGATGATGTAGATTTCACGAATCAAGATGAAACCGAAAGGTATTTTTGCTCAGAAGAACCTGAATACGTGTTTGTTGCTGCTGCTAAAGTTGGCGGTATTATGGCAAACAACAACTATAAGGCAGACTTTCTGACTGAGAATATCCAAATACAAACTAATCTTATTCAGCAGTCTTATAACTTTGGTGTAAAGAAACTGTTGTTTCTTGGTTCATCTTGCATTTATCCTAAGTTTGCAACTCAACCAATTGCAGAAGACCAATTGATGACTGGTCCTCTGGAACCGACGAATGATTCCTATTCAATTGCCAAGATTGCTGGTATTATGATGTGTCAAGCATACCGTCAACAGCACGGTTTTAATGCTATCTCTCTGATGCCTACCAATCTTTATGGACCTAATGACAATTTCAATCTGGAAACTTCACACGTTCTTCCTGCAATGATTGCTAAGTTTCATAAGGCAAAGGAAGATGGGTATGTAATTGATTATGGTGGTCCTTGGTATGGACCATCCGTAAAACTCTGGGGTGATGGTTCTGCAATGAGAGAGTTTCTGCACGTTGATGATTTAGCAGAGGCATGTTATGTCTGTATGCAGAGTTATGATGAATTAGAGCATATTAATGTTGGTACTGGTGAAGATGTTAGAATATGGGAACTTGCAAATATTATTTCGGATGTAGTTGGTTTTCCTGGAGAGATTTCTTGGGACTTCACTAAACCAAATGGAACTCCACGTAAAGTTCTTAATGTGGATAAGATTAAATCACTTGGATGGAAACCTAAGATTGGTCTTCGTGATGGTATTGAAAAAACTTACGAATGGTATAAAAATTATGCACAATCATAATTTTCCAACGATTTATTGTGCGAGTCTAAAAGAAAGCAAAGATCGTCAAGAAAATATAAAAAGACAATTTTTAGAAAATAATATTCAATCATTTCAATTTCTTTTATCAGATAGATTTGAAAATACAAATGATATAATTGAAGGTTCTAAAGTATTTTATATTGATGATGGAACAAAGGGAGCAATAACTTCACATCTTAGAATGATAAATTATTGGTATAATAATACTAATGAACCTTATGGTTTATTTTGTGAAGATGATCTGAGTTTAGAAACTATTCAATATTGGAATTTTACTTGGGAAGAATTTATTGAAAATCTACCAAAAGATTGGGATTGCATTCAATTAATGTGTGCAAGTGAAAATTCTGATGATATTAGATTGAGAAGAAGAACTTGGGATGATTTTTCTGTTGGTGCTTATATTGTCACAAGAAAGTTTGCAAAAGTTTTAATTGATACTTTTATGAAAGAAGATAAATTTCTTTTGGAGTTTCCGAATAATAATGATTGGGTTCCTTTGGCAGAACATTTGATTTATTATTCACCAAAAAGTGTTGTAGATAGTCAAAATTTAGAATATAATGTTTATGTTGTTCCTTTATTCGTAGAAGAAATAAAATTTACTACTACGTTTTTTGATAGGAAATCAAAATATTGGGGAGAAGATGCTGGACTATATAAAGAAACACATAAAGGTCATCATATTGATTCTTATCATAAAGTTTTAAATTGGTGGAAAAATGTGGGAAAAAATTTATCTTTGAATGAAATATTAAATAAATGAAATTTTTAACATTCTTGAATAGTGGATGCATAGACATTTGCAAAAATATGTTAATTTCTGCAGAAAGAGTAGGAATTGATGTAAATGATTTTTATATTGCTTGTTTAGATAGTAATGCATATGAAAATCTAAATGAATATAAAAATGCTTTTCTTTATGTTGACCAACCAGTAGTTGAATATCAAAATTGGACTTTTGATGAAAATAGTGGTTTTAGAAATATTGTAAAAAATAAATGGAGCATTATTCAAAAAATTTATCAAGAACACAAAAACTTATGTTGGGTTGATACTGATATTGTATTTGTTGAAAATCCGACTGAATATATCTCAGGACACGAAGAAGTTCTTTTTCAGGGAGATTCTCCTGGATCTACTTTGTGTTCTGGATTTATGGTTTTCAATGAAAGTAAAGAATGTGAACAGATGATAAACGATTGTGCTTCTTCTGAGGGGCAGGACGATCAACTAATTATTAATGATGTAGCAATTAACAAATATCCAGAAAATATTGCTATCTTAAGTCGTGACTTGTTTCCAAATGGGTATGCATATTATACTGAAGGAAAAAAGAAAAATGCTTTTATTGTTCATAATAATTGGATGGTTGGTGTAGGCACTAAAATTGAAAAGTTTAAGGAGGAAAAATTATGGTACTTATGAAAAATGATGCATTAAGACCTGCATCAATATCACCCACATATCCCCCTTATCATACTGGAGAATATCTTGAGGAATATTTCTTTAAAAGATGGAATGAGGAAAATATTCAATCGGATAGAGAATATATTGATGTCTTCTGGACTAATAATTTCTGCAATTCAATGTTTGCAGGACAACAGTATGAAAATATTCAAGAAGAGTTGGATAATGTGTTAGATTCGGATGGAAAATATTTCACGGTATCGCAATTTGATGATGGACCTTTTGAAAAATTTCCAAAAGATACTTTAATTTTCTCTGCTGGTGGGAATCGTGAAGGTGATAATATTATTCCAATCCCTTTGATTTGTAGTTCAATCCCAAAAGAATGGATTCCAAATAAAGAAAAAACCATCTTTGCTTCTTTTGTTGGGTCACGAGATACTCATCCGATTCGTATGGATATGTGTAAGTATCTAAGTGGCAAAGATGGATACGAAATTACTGCAGGAAACTGGTCTACAACAGTACCTATGGACAATTTTAAAAAGTTCATTGATATCACTTGTTCAAGTAAATTTGGACTTGCCCCAAGGGGGTATGGGAAAAGTAGTTTTAGACTTTATGAAATTCTTCAACTGGGAACTGTTCCTGTTTATGTTTCTGATGAACATTATATTCCTTGGATGGATGAATTGGATTGGAATGATTTTTGTATTCCTGTAAATGAAGATGAGATTGAAGACATTGATACTATACTAAAATCAATAGATGATGTAGAATATAATAAGTTGTTAGAGAATGGCAAAAAAGTTTATGATGAATATTTTTCACTTGAAGGTATGTTTAATAATATTATAAAAAGAATCAAATGAAAAAAATTTTATTAGTGTTTGCAGATTATAAAGATCAGAGGCAACAATTTTTTGACACTTATATGTCTCCAAGAAATCAAGAATATGCAGATAAACATGGATTTGAGTATCTTGAATTAAAAGAAAATTTATACAAGTATCGTGGAAATTATACTTGGTTAAAATTTACTGTTCTTGAGCAAATGCTTGAAGAGGAATATATTAAAGATGGAGACATTGTAACACATATTGATGCCGATATGTGCGTTGTGAAAACAGATATTCCTTATGAAACTACTAAATCATTTTCCTATGCAATAGACTCTGGGAATACTCATTGTATGGGATCATATTCCATTAAAGTTAATGATTGGTCTCGTCAATTGGTAGCAAATATTTTATCCGAGGAAAGATATAAGGCATTAAATGATGCGGTGAGTCGTCACGAAAGATTTGGATATATTAATAGTTTTTGGCATGAGTTTCGTGAACAAGCATCTTGGTATTCTCTTGCGGGAATTAAAAGACATTCTGATACACCGTTTTGGGATTTATCTGATTGTGGTTGGCATTCAGATAAAACAGAATGGACTGTTTATTCACTAAATGATCTTTATGAAAATGTGGAAATACTGCCAACTGATTGGAACGTGACAGAAATGGAGGGAGAATCATCATGTGAGTTTCTAATAAATAAGGTGAATAAAGAGGATGTCATTATTCGTCATTTTGCTGGCGGTCAGCAATGGAGAAAAGAGTGGTTTTAAAATGAAAAAATATTTTTTAGATTGTGGATGTGATGTTAGGCAAGCAACAAAATATTTTATTAATAAGGAAAAAGATACAAATGTAGAGGTTTGGATATAATCTATGAAATATGCAATTTGTTATAGGGGAATAAGTTATAAAGAAAATTATTTTAATGAACCAGGATTGGACTCATATAATGTAGATTTTTTTGATTGTATTTTTTATAATGAAAAATATTTAATTAATCCTTTGCGAGATAACGGAAATGATGTAGATATTTTTTTTAATACATATGATTCTAAAAAATTAAATCAATATATTGATAAACTAAACCCAATTGATATTAGAATTACAGAGTTTAATCCACAAATAAA